AATCAAGATATGCCTTGGTCAGAGGATCATTTTAAAGAAAGAATTAATGGTCAACCAATTAATCCCGGTAATGAATATAAGAATTGGCCATATTATAAATCATTAGATAATGATGATCTATTTAGATCTGGCGGTAAGTTTAGTCATAACTATATGGAAAGGTATTGGTGCAAAGGCTTTAAAGGTATTAGATTTGACTACGGTGATTTAAATGATATAATAGAAAGACTTAAAATAAATACATATACAAGACAAGCATTTCTATCTGTTTGGCATCCAGAAGATCAATCTAATCATGGAGAACGTGTTCCATGTACAATTGGTTATTGGTTTAATCGGGTGGATAATAAATTGGAAGTTACTTATTTAATTAGGTCTTGCGATATAGTTAGGCATTTTAAAAATGATTTATATATGACGTATCGTTTATTAGAACATGTAGCAACACAAATAGGATTAAAACCGGGGAATATGAATGTATGGATTGGCAACTTACATTGTTTTAAATCGGATTTATATACACTAAACAAAATGATAAAATAATGTGCGGATTTACAATAACAAAAGAAACTATACCAAATCTAATTAAACATAGAGGAAGTGAAGAGGTTAATGAACTGTATAGCAATTGGAATGTTTGTTTTAATTCTTTGCCATTAAGTTCTAATAACCAAGGCATTAAACAACCATTAGTATTTTCTAATTGTATATTAGTATTTAATGGGGAAATATTTAATTATAAAGAACTAAACCCAAGAGCAAAATCAGATCTACATTATTTGCAAGATATATTTAAATCGTTTAATCAAGATATAATAAAATTATATACTGAATCTATTAAGTGGGATGGCTTTTGGGCAATCTCTATTATTTATAAAAATAGTTCTATATATTCTTTTACAGATCCATTAGGTAAAAAGCAATTGTATTATAGTTCGAAAGGTATATCATCGGAGATTAAAACTTTAATTGATTCTGAATATCGTTACATGGTATATGATATATATTCATTTGGCAGAATGGATACTAACTTTTCTAATATATTTAGATTTATCCCTGGTGTATTATATTGTTATTCCTATGATAATTCTTTAGCAAATAGAATTAGTACAATGAATTACTTTAAAGGTATTTTAAATGGAAATCTATATGATCTAATAGAAAAGTCAGTTACAGATAGATTAGAAAATAGGATTGATGGTATATCTTTATTGCTTTCCTCCGGTTTAGATAGTAACATTGTATTGCATCACGTAATGAAAAAGACTAAAGACATTAATATAGTTTCTTATATGTCAGATGAAAGTGAAACAGTAAAAGATATTTGTGATAAGAATGGATTAGAAGTTACATTTGTAGAAAACGATGAATCTTATTTTAAAGATGCAATCTATTGCTATGAGCATTCACTAGATTATGGTAGTTTACTTCCTAATTATTTATTATTTAAAAACTGTAAAAATTCATTTGTTTTAACAGGAGATGGTTCAGACGAGTTGTTTGGTGGTTATCAACGTTCATTACAATCCGACACTTGGGACTTTGATGTATTTAAAGAACTACCTTATTATCATAACATTAGAATAGATAGAACATCTATGATACACACAAAAGAAGCAAGAAGTCCTTTAATGTCGAATAGATTAGTACATTTATCTAGATCTATCCCGTATAAAGATAGGCAAGATAAAAAGGTCCTACGTGATGTTTATAAAGAATTTTTACCTACATTTGTAGTAGAAGGCAAAAAGAAACCACTTAGACATAAGAACGATAAGGATTACAATTTAAATAAAGTTAAAGAAAAACACTTTGAAATATGGCAAAATCAAAAGTAGCAATAGATAAAGTCATAAGACAAAACCCACACTGTTTACTAATATCGGAAATATCAGGTAACGATAAAGAGGAAGCAGAAAGGGTATTGGAAGAGATACGTAAGAAAGGGAAACTAAATAATGTTAAATACTTAAAAACTAAATACAATGAACTTAAAAGATGAATTTGAACCAATTAGACAATGGGCAACTGATAAAGGAATATACGAATCAGGAGATCCTAAAACACAAACACTTAAACTATTAGAAGAGGCAGGAGAACTTGCTAAAGCTATAATCCATAAAGACGAAGCAGAAATAAAAGACGCTATCGGGGATTGTGTAGTAGTATTAGTTAGCATTGCAAAGCTTTCGAAATTAGATTTCGAAGATTGTATTAATAGTGCATATAAAGTAATTGAATCACGTAAAGGAAAAATGTCAAATGGAACCTTCGTTAAGAATGCTTAATACGTATATGCAGTTAGCAGTAACTGTATCTAACCTTAGCAGGTGCACAAGAGCGCAAGTTGGTGCAATAATAGTTAAGGATAAGAATATAATTAGTTACGGTTATAATGGAACACCTGCAGGATTTTGCAATGATTGTGAAGACGAACAAGGGGTTACAAAAAAGGAAGTAATCCATGCAGAGTGCAATGCTATACTAAAAGCAGGGGTAAACGCAAAAGATTCAGATCTATTTCTAACACTGTCGCCATGCTTTGAATGTTGCAAACTAATTAAACAATCAGGCATAAAGCACGTATACTTTCTTAAAATGTATAGAGATCTATCAGGGTTAACAGCATTACAAATACCATTTACAATGCTAAGTATATAAAAAAAACAGGTATAAAACAAGTTAAATTTATAATATGTGGAAGGATATAACAGTATGGCAATATCAACAAATTTACAATGCTCTTAATGCAAAGGATAAGAATGATACAGATTTAGATCTAAATGTAAGATTGGTAGCAATAGTTAACAACCTTACAGAAATGCAAATAGACAGCCTTCCTTTGAACGAATACGCTGAGTTAAGTAAAACTATTGAATTTCTAAATGAACCGATTAAAGGCAGTCCTATTAAGTTTATACGCATATCTAAGACCAAAAGATACAAAGTAAACTATGATATAAGTAAAATGCCATTTGCTAGATATATTGAAAGCAAAGTGTTCAGTGAGGATCTATATGGCAATCTACATAAGTTAGCAGCAACAATGGTTATACCACAAAAAAGAAATATATTTGGTATATGGATTAAGATCCCATATGATGCAAGTAAACATCAAGAGTATGCTAATGATATGTTAGAGGCTAAGTTTGTGGACGTTTACCATTCATTGTTTTTTTTTTATCAAGTATACAGAAATTGGATAGAGGTTTCTCAGGATTATATGGCGAACAAATTAATAAAAGCGGGATTGAAACAAAAGGAAGCGATCGAGGTGGTAGCAAATTTATTGAGTATTTTGGATGGCAGTATAGTACCAAACTTATTGCCGAGTACGAAAATTGCACAGTTACGCAAGCTTATGAGTTAAGTACAATAGAATGTTTAAATATCCTGTCCTATCTAAAAGCAAAAACAGATTATGACAATGAGCAAATAAAGAAGGTTAGATAGTTTTTTAGTTTTTGGTTTACTGACCCTTCCCTTAAAAAAGGAGGGGTTAGTTATTTTTAGGGGGTTCCACTATTTATTAATAATGAATATATCAACATCACAAGCAAAGTTTTTAGCATCAAAGATATTAGCATCCCTTGGAACTGCTAATGTACCTAATGATGAATTGCCTGTTGTGGAGGAGATTTTAGCATTGTTTGGTGGTTCCTTTATTACAGAAGCTCAAAGAAACTTAAAAATAAACAAAACGGTATCCTCCGGTGATATTAATGAAATTAAGATGCAACAAACCAGGTTTGGTAATACGTATGTATTATCATTAGGTTATCCGGCAAGTGAACCTGCATCTAAATACTTTGAGTTTGTAAACAAAGGTGTGCAAGGTACTAGAAATGAAAAGGCAGATAATAAAACACCTTTTAAATTTAACAAATCTAAAAAAAGTATACCTATTTCTGTAGTAAAACGGTTAATAGATTATAGTAATACAAAAGTACAATCAGTTAAAAAGTATACAAAGTTAGGTGTAGAAACAAAAGCAGTAGATGGTCCAAAGTCTTTAGCATTCTTAATTGCTAGATCTATACATAGGAAAGGTTTAAGATCTACGCATTACTTTGACAATGCACTTAGTTCAACATTTAATAGTAATTTCTCTACTGTAATATTAGCAGCATTGGGGGAAGATATAAATATAAAGATCCAAGCAACAAATAAACAAAACAATGGCAATAACAATACAAAGTAGTCCTGCACCTTATAGTAGTATGCACGATGACTTATGGTTCGTTTCAAGTTCAACTAATGTAAATAATACATCATTTAAATTTGTGTATGATGTTTATATTAATGGATCGCAAGTAAGTAGGACAAAGGTATATCCATCGCCATCTGCAGAAGGTAGTTATGGAGTATTTAACGCATCCCCAATGGTTCGTGCTTATGTAACTAATTATTTTGAACCATCCGGAAGTTCAATACTAGTAGCATCTAATGATAAAATAAAAGTAGCATCAGAAATAAGAGTTGGCGAAGAGTATGCAACAGTAAGTGGCGCAGTTGGTAATTATGGATTGGTTTCAAGTGCATTAAGTTGTTATAATTATTATCCACCATTATTTGCTGATATTCTATTTACTAATAATAATACGCCATTAGTATTATCTGATTATTATGACAATTTACTTTTGGAAAACTTTACAGATGATTGGATTACGGAAAGAGACAATGACAATATTACGATTGAATATGGTGATAATTTTTATGCAACTTATTTTAAGATTACTTCAGGTTCTTATTCGTGTTGGATTGATATTATAAATGAATCCTGTTCAGTTGTAGATACTGCTAGTGGTAGTATTACATTTGCAGGTGAAATGAATTTATTTAATTGTCAAGCAGGTCATATTAATACTTTTGCGGGTAGAACTTTAATAACAGAATCTACATATGGTTATAATGTATATCTTAAAAGAGGTGTGGCAATATCAAGAAAGTTACAATTTATACAAAAGTGTTATCCTAAATATAAACAATACAATTTACATTTTCTAAATCGCTTAGGTGGTTGGGATACAATGAAGTTTGCATTAGTTAATAAAAGATCTACAGAATTACAAAGAGCATCATATAGAAGGAATGATTGGCAATTAAGTGGTAATACTATGACCAATATTGATAGTTATAATAAGTACAATGAAACAACTTTAAATTATGCTATCCAACATAAGGATAAATTTCATCTTATTTCAGATTGGGTAAGTGAACAAGATTATGAATGGTTAGCACAATTATTTGCAAGTACAATTACTTATATGGAAGTGCAAGGTGCTTATTTCCCTGTTACAATTAGTAGTACAAACTATGAATATAAATTAGAAACAAGTGATAAGTTGTTTAACTTTGAAATTGATATTGAAGTAGGTAAATATTTAACAAGTCAATTTAGATAATGATTAGTACAGAAATATATGTGGAAGGTTATAAACTAGATTTATTGCAAGATATAAGTACAGAGTTTAATTATGTAATAGATGATATTGTAGATTTTGGTTCAAAAAATACATCTTATTCTAAAACTATAGAAATAGCAGGTACTGCAAAAAACAACCAAATCTTTGGATTTGTATTTGATATGGGTAATTCAAATTTAACTAATGATGAATTACCTAATGTAAACTATAATTTTAATGCTAGTAAGTCTGCACAATGTAGAGTGTTTATTGATAAGATACAGATATTTAAAGGCTCTATAAGAATATTAGAAATTGTAATAGATGGCAAAACAATAGAATATCAATGTTCTGTATTTGGTGAATTAGGTGGTTTTATAACTGAACTAGGAAATAAAAGACTAACAGGTAATGATAATATTGCTGATGATTTAGATTTTAGTACTTACAATCATGCTTGGACATATAATAATATTGCTTCTAGTTGGGAAGCATCCGGAAGTAGAGGCACTGCAAATAGTTCTGCATATGGTTCAGGATATTATTACCCATTAATTGACTATGGTAATGTTAGTACACTTAAAGTAGATTACGATGTAAAAACATTTAGACCTGCTTTGTTTGCAAAACAATATCTGGAGAAAATACTTACTAATAGTGGCTATGATTATGAGTTTCCTTTATTAGATACAGAACCATTTAAAAGAATTATAATACCGCATAATCAAAAGGCATTAGCAAAAATAAGTACTGCTAATTTAGTAGCTACTCAAGTTGTTAAAACATATTCAGGCAGTGGTGTAGAAATACCTATTGAATTTACATCAAGTTCCTTAGGTGATTTTAGTTTAACTTCCGGAACAGACTTTACATTTTCAGGTACTACAAAAGTTTTAAATATTGATTTAAAATTTATGGCTTATTGGAATGTAGGCCCAAATGCAACTATACTTGTTAAAAAGAATGGAAGTACAATAGGTAGTTATAATATAGGAACAGGATATAACATGAACTATGTTTATACTAATATAATTATAAATAGTGTTACTTTTAATAATGCTGATGTGTTAAAGGTTACAATAGATTGGACCGGTGGTTCATTTCCTTTTGATTTAGAAATATTAGCAGGTGGTGACTTAACATTAAATTCTACGAGTGCTGAACTTGTTCCTTATAACTATGCAGAAACAATTCAAATTAATAATGTTATCCCAAAAGGTATATTTCAAAAGGATTTATTTTTAAGTATATGTAAGATGTATAACCTATATGTTTATGATGACATATTTAATGAGAAAAAAATATACATAAAACCTTATGTTGACTTCTACCCCGAAACAAGTGCTGACGCATTAGATTGGTCTAACAAAATAGATAGATCTAAACCTTTAAGTATTAAACCAATGAGCGAACTTAATGCAAGGTACTACCAATACAAATATAAGGATGACACAGATACTTATAATGAAAACTATAAAAAGAAATTTAACGAGAACTATGGTGATAGGTTATATGATACTGCGTATGATTTTAGTAAAGACACAGAATCTGTTGAAATAATATTTGCATCAAGCCCCTTAATTAAACCAACAGGTAAAGACAAATATGTTACACAAATACTAAAGATAACGGATAACAATACTAAAGAGCAATCAATGGATAGTGTTATAAGAATTATGCAAGTACAAAAGTTAACAGGTGTTACAAGTTGGAAGATAATGAATGGCGCAACTATATTAAATACATATACGGATTATGGTTATGCAGGCCATTTACATTTTAATGGAAGTGGAGTACCAGATCAAGATATTAACTTTGGAGCACCAAAAGAATTATACTTTAGCGCTGCATCATACCCAACTACAAATCTATTTAACGCCTATCATAGTGAGTATATAGCAGAAATAACAGACAAGGATAGTAAACTATTAACTTGTTCAGCATTGCTTAATACAATGGATATAAATAATTTAGATTTTAGTAAATACATATGGATAGATGGGGTTTTATTTAGACTAAACAAAATAGAAGGATTTAATCCTATGGAATATAATACTACAAAAATAAGTTTATTAAAAGTAATTGAAACAAGATATACAACATAATGCCAAATTTACAATATAATATAGAAGTTAATGGAGAACAGGCACAAGGTGCTGTTAAATCATTTAGGGAACAATTAAGAGAAGCGAGTAAGGATGTAATTAATATGTCTGAAAAGTTTGGTGCTACCTCTAATGAAGCAATTAATGCAGCTAAAAAAGTAGCAGAACTTCGTGACAGAATTGGTGATGCTAAAGCATTAACAGATGCTTATAATCCGGATGCAAAGTTTAAAGCATTAACTTCATCTTTAGCAGGTGTTGCAGGTGGCTTTGGTGCAGTTCAAGGTGCAATGGCTTTGTTTGGTGTGGAAAGTGATAATGTGCAAAAGACATTATTAAAGGTACAATCTGCAATGGCTTTGTCACAAGGTTTACAAGCTATTGGGGAAAGTATAGATAGTTTTAAAATATTGGCATCTGTTATTAGAACACAGGTTGTTGCAGCATTTGCTACATTAAGAAGTGCTATAATCTCAACAGGTGTTCTTGCATTAGTTGCAGGTGTTGGTTATTTAATTAGCAAAATAATAGAATGGACAGATACAACAAAATCTGCAAAAGAAGCACAAGATGCGTTAAATAAATCATTAGCAACACAAGATGAATATCTTAATCTTGAAATAAAAACAATAGAAAGAAATAATAAATATAGATTAGCTAAATTAAAAGAGCAAGGAGGAACAGAAGCACAAATAGCAAAACTTAATAATGAAGGTCAAAAAAAGATATTAGAAGCTTACGAAGAAGATTATACAACAAGATTTGAAAAGTACAAAAAGAATTTAACACGTATTGCATTAATAGAAGATAAAGAGCAAAAGAAAAATGCAGAAAAAGCATCTGATGATTTAAGAAAACAACTTATATCTGATGACCAAAGATTAAGAGATTTAAGAGTTCAAATTCGTGTAGATAATTTAAACGAAAAGAAAAGACAAAACGATGAGGATTTACAAAAACAAATAGAAAGAATTGAATCTGAAATAAAAGTTGTTTATGATGGGGAAATTCAAAAATATGAGGTATTAAAAAAGATTAGAGAAAAATTAGGTAGACAAGAATATCTTGATAATAAAAAAATAAAGCAATTACAAAAAGAACAACAAAAAGAGGATGAAGATGCAGAACAACAACAAGTAGAAGACAATCAAAAAAGTGTATTAGGTAAGTTTTTAATTGCTAAGGCTGATACAATACAAAAAGGATTTAAGTTAGATCAAGATAATGCTGCTGCAACTAAGTTAATTGATGAAGCTACATTAGAATCTAAAAGGGCACAGTTTGATATATTAACAGGGTTTATTGGTAATCTAGGAGCAGCATTTGAACAAGGAACTGCTGCAAGTAAAACAGCAGCCATAGCAGAAATTGGGATTAATACCGCTTTAGGTTATATACAAGGTTTGGATATTGCACAAAAGGGAGCAAAAGGTACAGGACCGTTGGCACCTTTTACAATGCCTATATTTTATGCATCGCAAGTATTATCTATTATAGGTGCAGTAGGAAAAGCTAAACAAGCATTAAGCCAAGTTAAAGGTGGAGGAAGTGTTGGAAGTATACCATCTGTTTCATCCTCTGCACCAATGATGCCTCAGCTACCAACAGCGCAAGTAACACAATTAAATCAACAATCAATTAACGATATAGGTAATCAAGCAGTAAGAGCTTATGTAATTGAAAGTGATGTAACTAGTAGTCAACAAAGAATGGCTGCAATAAGACAAAGAGCAAGATTTAGTTAATATTTTAAAAAAAGATATATATGAGTATGGAATTACCTTTATACATGTTAGATATTTCGGATGATCCAAATGATGATGCCGAGGTACAGTTTGTAGCTCTAGTAGATAGACCTGCAATACAAAAGAATTGGAATGCTTTTAAAAATGAACAAAAGTTTCAAATCGTTAGTGAAGACAAGCGTATTATTAGCGGTTGTGCTATGTTGGCTGACACTCCTATTTTTAGAAGTGATGTTTCTTTTGGTGATTATTACGTTGCATTTTCTAAAGATACTATTGTTAAGATCGTACAGAAGTACTTTAAAAAAGGTTATCAAAATAATGTAAACTTAATGCACGATCCTACTCAAATAGAAACAGGGGTAACAATGTTTGAGAGTTTTATAAGTGATAAGACTAGGGGTATTTTGCCAATGAAAGGATTTGAGGATGCACCTGATGGCAGTTGGTTTGTATCTATGTTAGTAGAGAATAATGAAGTATGGCAGCAAGTTAAGGAAGGTAAGATTAATGGATTCTCTATTGAGGGCATATTTAATTACACTCCAAAGCTATCTAAAGATGAAGTTAAGATGCAAAAGATTAAAGACATTTTAAGTGCAATAAGTGCTTAAGTGATAAACAATTATATTTATTAACATTTAAAGAAAAATAAAGATGAACCCAAAAGAAGCATTACAACAAATAAGAGCATTATTTGAAGATATGCCACAAGTTGCTCAACCACAAGAACCTGTTGTATCTGCAGAACCTGCAGTAACAAAGGTAGAAATGGCTGAGTATTCTTTGGCTGATGGAACAAAAGTTATGATTTCTGCATTAGAAGTCGGTGGTAAAGTAGAAATGGAAGATGGCACACCTGCTCCAATGGGTGAACATCAATTAATGGATGGTACATCTATTCAAGTAGATGAAACAGGTACAATTATTGAAATAGCTTCTCCTAAAGAAGATGTTGTAGAGGAAGAGCCTATTCAACCTGTTGCACCTGCACAAGATACTACTGCAATGGTAGCAGAATTAAGAGATCAAAAAATTCAATTGGAAACAAAAATTGCTGAATTAGAGAGTAAAGTAAAACAAGGGTTTGCACAAGTAGCTGAATTAGTAGAAGCACTTTCAAACACTCCAACTGCAGAACCAACTCAAAAAGCAGCAAACGCTTTTCAATCATACGTATCTACTAAAGATACTAAATATGAAAGATTAGAGAAATATAGAAACGCAATTTTAAACAAATAAATTTATAAAAAATGTCATTTTCAATTAGTACATTAAGCAACTACACTAAAGAAAACGAAGCACAGTTAGTGACTTCATCAGTGTTAGGTGCAAAAACTGCGGCTCTTATTAAGAGTGCAGGTAACGTAATGGTTGGTGTTAAGTCTGCAGAAACCATTAATATTATGGATACAGACGCTTTCTTTCAAGCAGGTGGTACTTGCGGTTGGAACGCATCTGGCACAACTTCTTTCACACAAAGAACTGTAACAGTAGGTAAGATTAAAGTACAAGAGGCTTTATGTCCAAAAGCATTAGAAGCTAAATACTTACAAAAAGCTTTACCAACAGGTAGCCAATATGATTCAATTCCTTTTGAGCAAGATTATTCTGATAGAAAAGCTAAAACAATTGCTTCTCAATTAGAGACTGCTTTATGGCAAGGAGATACTGCTTCTGCTAACGGTAACTTAAATAAGTTTGATGGTTTCATTAAATTAATTGGTGCTGCAAGTGGTGTAGTTGATGCTAACGTATCAGGATACATTTCTGGTGCACCTTTAAGTTCTATCACTGCAGCTAACGTAGTTAGTTTGTTTGATGGTATTTACAAAGCAATTCCTGCTAAAGTAGTAGCAGCGGATGATATGGTTATTGTTTGTGGTATGGATACTTTCCGTACTTACACAATTGCATTAAAGAACGCTAATATGTTCAATTATGCTTTTGATGGCAAAGCAGATACTGAATTTGTATTACCTGGTACTTCTATTAAAGTAGTAGCTTTACAAGGATTAAACGGAACAAACGATCTTTACGCAATGAGATTAAGTAACTTATTCTTAGGTACCGATTTATTGAACGAAGAGGAAAAATTTGAAATCTTTTTTGCAAAAGAAGCTGATGAAGTTCGTTTTGCAGCAGAATTCAAAATGGGTGTAAACGTAGCATTCCCTGATGAAATCGTTAAAGTAGCAATTTAATTATAAGGGGAGTTGCAATATACTTCCCATTTTTTAATAAAATAAAATAAACAAAAATGGCGTGCGCATTAACACAGGGATATACCCTCGATTGTCGTGATTCCTTAGGTGGTATTACGGAAGTTTATTTTATTGCAAGTTCAGATGTAACTTCAACAACAGAAGCAAGTGGTGTAATTACCGCATTAGTTAAAGCAACTGGTAAGAGGTTTTATAAATATGAATTAACAAAAGGTACTTCAATGCTTACCGAAAATGTAGCATCAAATGTACAAAATGGTACTTTATATTTTACCCCTGAATTAACAATAATTTTAAATAAGTTACAAGCAAATACAAGAAATGAAATTCTTTTATTAGCTCAAAACAGACTTATTGCAGTTGCTAAAGACAACAATGGTAAGTATTGGTATGTAGGTAAAACAAGATCTTTAGATCTAACAGCAGGAAGTGCCGCAACAGGTACTGCAGAAGGCGATAGAAGTGGTTATACATTAACATTTACAGGAGCAGAACCTAGTTTAGCACCGGAAGTAAATAGTGCTGTAGCTGCTGCTTTGACAACAGCTGGTTAGGTTTGTAGTTTTTCATAGTTAGTTCCCCTGCTTATTTTTATAGGCGGGGGTTTTTGTGTTATATATATGCACTGTAATGTTTGTTAAATGTTACAAATTTATATAAATATGCGTCATTAAATGTACTTTATGATTTGCATTAGTAAACTTATAGATTTACTTTACCCCAAAATAAGCAAACCTATTGGTTTACTTTTATATTTTGTAAATATTCATTTAATTGCTATTTATAATTAATGATCCATTTAACTAAAGGCGAAACAAATACTATTGTGTTAACATTAACTGAAAAGCAGTTATTGACTAATCCAAATTATTTATTTGTATTTACTAATAGAAGTAGTAATGAAGTTATTAGTTTTGTTAAATTAAACGCAACCGATACAAGTTTATACAAAGATCGGTTTAATCAGTTTAGCATTTTAACAAATACCTACTTTAATACTGCATTAAATGGCCAATACACTTATGAAATATACGAACAGGTTAGTACTTCAAACATAAATCCTAGTGGCTTAAATAAGCTAGAAACTGGCATTATGTGGCTTTTAGGTACTACCATGTCTTATACTGAATATACAACAACAGACACTTATACAATTAGACAATGATAGATTTAAGAGTATTAACATTTGCCGAAGCAAGGCAACCCAAATTTGCTGAGAAAAAAGGCATTGATGGTGGTTATATTAAATACGGGGAGAACAATGATTATCCTGAATATATAGTTGACCTATACAATAAGTCTTCTAAACATAGTGCTATTATTAAAAGCAAAGTACATTATATTACAGGTAATGGTTGGTCTGGAGAACAAGATGCACAATCCTTTATTGATTATGCAAATAGAGTGGAATCACTAGATGATTTAACTAGAAAAGTATCTTTAGATATTGAAATTTTTGGGGGTGCTTATTTAGAAGTTATTTGGGATTTAACAGGCAATCTTGCTGAGTTATGGCATTGTGATTATATTAAAATTAGAACAAATAAAGATAATACGCAATATTGGTACAAAGAAGATTGGAAAGATAGCAAAGTTAAACCTGATGTTATTGCTGCTTTTAATCCAAAACAACCAAAAGGTAAACAAATTCTATACATAAAAGAGTACAGACCAAATATTGGAATATATGGATTACCTAGTTACTTTGCTGCATTAAATTATATTGAATCCGATATTGAGGTATCTAAACATATTTTAGGTAATGCACAAACTGGGTTTTCTGCTAGTAAACTTATTACACTGCCAAATGGCGAACCTAACGACGAGGAAAAACGTAATGTAGATAATAGATTACGTAAAACATATAGTGGTGCAGATGGTAAGAAATATATGATTGCATTTGTTAATGATATATCTAGAAAGCCTGTTGTAGATGATTTAGGTACAAGTGATTTAACAAAAGAAGATTTTGGTAAAATAGACGAATTAATACAAACTAATATTTTTAGCGGACATCAAGTTACTACACCTTCTATTATGGGTATTGCCCAAGCAGGTGCATTAGGAACTAGAACGGAAATGAGGGATGGTTATGAAATATTTAAAAACACATACGTAAATGCAAAACAAATGCACCTTGAAAGTGTATTTAATATGTTGGCAAAATACAAAGGTGTGCAAACTGAAATTAAGATTATACCTACTGAACCATTAGGAATAGAGTTTAGTGAAGCTACAATAGTTTCACTTGCTCCTAAAGAATGGATATTAGAAAAGATTGGTATTGATATGACAAAATACGCTCCGGTACAAGATACTACTGCGCCTGCACAAACTTTATCTGTTAATGAGCATATTAAAGGTTTAAAAGGTAGGGAGTGGCAAAATATGCAACGTATTATTAGGGAGTTTACTAAAGGTAAAATTAATAGGGAACAAGCTTCTGCAATGCTTAAAACAGGTTATGCTTTAAGTGAGGAAGAGGTTAATACATGGTTGGGATCAGAGGAATTAGATGCACAATTTGCTGAACAAGATTTTGGAGTATTTTTTGAATTTGGTGAAGCTAAAGATAGTTATAACATTTGGAAATCTAAAAAGCGTTTTAGTGATGAATCTGATTTTTATATGTTTGCGGATGTTAACCAATTAGAATCTGATATATTAGACCAAATTGCTAAGCAAAAGGATATAACACCGGAAGTACTTGCGGAAGTTTTAGATGAAAGCATTGAAACTATTAATACAGTTATAAAAGATTTGGAAGATCGTAAGATCTTAAAAACAACAGAAACAAAAATTGGTAAAGGTATTAATAGCAATATTATAATATCAAGGGAACTTACACAACCATTAAGCAAAACAGTTGGCAAAACAAAGCCACAAACAACTGAAATAATGGTAAGATATTCTTATGATTGGAAAGCTGGATTTAATAATAGCGATAAAACAAATAGCAGACCTTTTTGTGTAGCATTATTAGATGCAAATAAATTGTATAGCAGAAGCGATATTGAAATGATGAGTTCTAGATTAGGATATTCTGTTTGGGATAGAAGAGGTGGTTGGTGGAATGATAATGGTACAATAAGCGAATCATGTCGTCATGAGTGGAAAACAAATATAGTTACAAGAAAAAAATAAAAGATGTCATTAAATACATTATTCATATCTGTACAAGGTATAAAAGATAGAACAGGATTACACGCTAATGTAGATGAGAAATTAGTATTGCCTGAAATAAAGACTGCACAGGATATGTATATATTACCTACTTTAGGAAGTACATTATATAATAGATTACAAGCAGGTATAACTGCAAATAATTTAAACGCTAACGAAGTAATACTTTTAAATAATTATTTAGCAGATTGCTTAATTTATTATGTTATGAGTGAACTTCCAATGGGGTTATCATATCAGTTTTATAACAAAGGCCTATTAAGAAAGTCCGGGGATAACACAGAAAATCCTTCAATGCAGGATATGATTGATGTAGCTAATAGATATAGAACACGAGCAGAATTTTACAAACAAAGAATAATTAAATATCTAAGACAAAATAATACTTTGTTTCCTGAATATTTAAACTTTACAAGTGGCATTGATACTATAGTACCGGATTTGGAAGGATATACTTCCTCTTTATATTTAGAAGATGGTAGTTGTTACGAGAATAAAAACTTATCCGAAAAGTATCAGGGTAAAATAGGATGTTAATATGAGCAAAGAAGCAAACATTAAGAATCAAAATAAGCTAAAAGTTTATTTAGAAAAAACAAAAAAGAATGACCCTAAATCAAATAGTAAATCAAATAACAACATTCGGAAACAATCACGAGCAAATTAAATTTGTTTATTTTGGTGATGTTTGGGAACGATTGAGCAATGGGGAGGTAACTTACCCTGCTATGTTTTTTACTTTAACTGATGCTCAAATATTAGCAAAGCAAATACAATACAATTTTTCTATCTATGTAATGGATAGAATGCTAATGGAAGAAACAAACGAAACAGAGGTTTTAAGTGATATGACTTTAATCGGTCAAGATATGGTAGCTGAATTAAGAGACCCTATTTATAATTGGATAGCAAGTGATAATATGCCAATAACATTTTATACAGAAAGCGACCCTGATTATTTAGCAGGTATTAAAATAGATTTTTCATTAACATTATCTTCATTAAACGACACTTGTCAAATACCTTAAAATGGAATCTAAAAAAATAAATCAGTTAGCTACAAATTTAGCACCGCTTTCAACTGACCTTACAATAGTAGGTGACCCAATAACAGGGGTAAGTAAAAAGATAACCTTATCACAGATAGCTAATTTATTTGCAGGGTCTGTTGATTTTTATGCAAACCTTGCTGCATTTCCTGCAACAGGAACTATTAATATAATTTATTGTGCAAAGGATACGCAGAAACTTTATTTGTGGTCAGGCTCTGCTTATGTAGAAGTTTTCCCAAGTCAAGCGGTTTTAAATACTTATCAGTTATTAAGTGCAAAGGGAGTAGCTAATGGCTATGCAAGTTTAGATTCAGGTGGTAAAGTTCCTATTGCTCAATTACCTTCATCAATAATGGAGTACAAAGGTTTATGGTCAGCAGCAACAAATACACCAACATTAGCAAATGGAACAGGTGACACAGGTGATGTTTATATTTGTAACGCTGCAGGAAGTGTAAACTTTGGAGCAGGTGCAATTACTTTTGCAGTTGGTGATTATGTTATTTATAGCGGGAGTATTTGGCAAAGGTCAAGTGGTGCAGTGGGTACAGTTACGAGTGTTGGCTTATCCACTAATGGTGGTGCAATAACTATCGGCTCTTCTCCCATTACGACAAGTGGGGTAATAACTGCCAATTTCAACGGAA